GTTTTGCCCATTGATGATGTCTTCGCCAGTCGTCGTCTCTAATCAAAAACCTGTAGCAAGTAGTGTGGACGGAACGTCCGGCATTGCCACCACAGTCGCGCGTGGGGGAAAGGCCAAGCACGAAAAACTACGCCCAGCTAGGACTGTTAACGTTAGCAGCCCGAACCAGTTTGAAAGTTCTGGTGGCCAAGATAACGATAAAACCGACAGAAAACTGTCGAGAACTGAGGCAGCAAAACTTGCATACGAAGCCAGACAATACCGAAGAAACGCTCGAGCGAACAATGCTAATTTGATCAAAATTGTAGCCGATTTAAATGGGTTCCACAACGGTTTGAAGAATGGAACGAACAACCTGCGATTAATTTGTTCAGAGCTTAAGGCTCACAATGCGGTTGTCAATTCAACTCTACCGAAGTCCCAACTCATTAAATTGAATTTTTCAACAGCCAATTTGAAGAAAATTTTCATTGATACACATCCACCAGCTCGCTTAATTAACATCGTCAAAGAAATCAAAGAAGCAACAGCACCAATAAATAATCTCATCGCTATTTTCGAAGCCACCCATCCTCCAAAGCGTCTTGTTAACATAGTCCAAGACTGCATCAACAATCGTGGCAAGAAAATCGATCGAGTAGTGCTGCCAGGCGATGTCGCATTCGGTAAAATTAAAGTCGGACTCGACGTTGACATCCAAACCGAGCCGATTGCAGCTCCTCAGCAACCAGTCCCACCTGTCACTGCAAAATCACCTCTACCCGCCCCAAAACCCCAACCACACATCATCTGGCGTAAATCGCCTTGGTGGAGAAGAGTGATTTTCAAGGAAGTTCCATCACGACTTGAAGTAGATAGGCCTGACAACTTGCACATTGGGACTCTAATAAAACATAAGCACATACCTGACCGGTTGACGACACACCAAGATTTAGTCCATAAGGCATTGTATAGTTATCTGTTAATGAATAAATTCTCTAAATATAACAGCCGACAAGAATGCCTCGATCATATGGAAAAACTTGGCCGAAAATACTGGAAAGATGAGTGCAAGATAGACTTTGGGAATATGAGCGCAATGATGGTGAACTGTCATTTCATCACCGTCCAAAAAGCTGTTGACGAACAAACAACACCTTACTTGTTGGCCGAAGAAACACAACAGGTAACTAGAAAACAGCGTTTTGTTAAATTGCCGTGGAAACGAACGACCAAAACAACATCACCACCTTGGTCGCCTTTTCACGAAATCCCCCAGTAAGTCTTCCAAAATTACCCCCTCTTGAAACCATTTGTCAAAGAGGGGAAGAGTTGCTTCCGTCCGCTCCTTGGAAGTACACTACATTACTGCTAAAACAACATGAGCGGTTTTGTAATCCTACCAAATATCCTGTCATGTTTCCTGATCCTTCCTTGCATGGCAAAACAGCTGACCGATACATTATGACGTCTTGTGAACATAATGACGTCGTCGGTTTAAAGAATAGATACATGAAGGTTTCCGCCAACCGGTTTAATATTAAACATCCGCATTTGTTTCGCCAAGCAGTGTCGGAGTTGGTTGAGCTCCTTGCCCCGCATTTCAATGGGATTAAAAGTCTTAATGAATTGCTGGACAAGAAGCGTGGCCGACTCAGAAAACGTTATAACGACGCTGCGACTGACATCCTGAAACATGGGTTCCACCTTGAGAAACATTCTAAAGTCAAGGCCTTTATCAAAAACGAGGTTTATAACGAGATGAAACCTCCTCGTATGATAATGGGACGGGATCCGCGGTTTTTTCTAGCCTATGCGCCTCTCATAGAAGCTATTGAAGAAGCACTTAAGTGCTTACCGGAAATCTCAAAGGGACGCAACTTCGAAGAACGTGGGTTGCAGTTTTTTGAGAAAATTTATGGCGATTGGATTCTTGAAGTTGACTTTAGCAAGTTTGAGTCGACTCAGAGTCTGGAACTGCTAGCAGAGGTCGAATTGTCCATCATTTTCGGCTTAATTGAGGCGGGCCTCTTCGGGTATATGACCAAGTTGTGGGTGACCAAAATGTTAATCGAGGGCTACACGTTGCATCAAGTCTTCTTTATGATATTTTGTGTTCGCTGCACCGGGGAGGCTGACACCGGGTGTTTTAATACTGCTATCACCTGGGTTTCAGTTCGTTACTTCGAGCTTGTGAATAAGTTCGGTACACGCAATTTCATTTGCGATGGTGACGACAATTTAGTAAAAATTCCTGTGGGCTCCACTTTCGTTAACACTTTTTCCGAATTTGGACTGGACGCAAAGCTAGCATTGCGCACTGACTACCATGATGTGGGTTATTGTTCAGGTAAGTTCATCCAGATTGTCCCAGGTCGGTTCCATTACGTCCAGGACCCGCGTAAACTCATGCAGAACCTTCCAGTCTTCAGGAAGAAGAAATTCGAACATTGCATGGGGGTTTATTACCATTCTCTAGGATACATGTACACCATATTGTATCCTGAATTTCCGCTATATAGTAACATCGGGCGGTTTTTGATGAGGATGGCTCCGGAACGACATGTCAGTGTTGAAATGCTAAATGAGATCAACATTTCACACACTGAAGCTTTTGTGAAGACCAAAGAAAAAGTCAGCATTGATTATGATCTAGTGCGTGTTGAGATGGCAATGTGTTTCGACTACACTTTAGAGGAGATCAGGCGCTACGAGAGATGGTACGACAACAACAACGTTGTATTGCTCCCAGAAAACAACAAGCGTTACAATGCAGAGAAGACACCCGCTGTGTTACTCACTGCACAACAATTAGATACAGTTGAGCAGATTATTAGGAACTCTGTAGACAATCACAAGTTCTCTAGTAAATATCGCAATCGAATAATCGATCCTCTTTTACGATTACAGACGATTCCATAACACCTTGCTTCGGGCCAGAAAATATAGAAGCAAGAACGATCCCTA